TTAAGTTTATTACATGATAATTTTCGTAATCTTTTAAAAAATTTTTGTACATCTGCTTTAGATAAATTTTTGAATCCTTTTTCGGTATAATGTAAGTTTTCATTTTCATATGTTAAAGTTACAAATAATGCGGACTTGCTAGTATCTCCTTCTTTTATTAAACGAAAAGACCAACCAGAAGTTTTCCGCTTTAAACACGCGGGACATTTTCCGCATGGTACTGGTATTTTCTGATTGGTCCATTTCGCTTGCATAACATAAAAAGGAGTTATGCATTTAGTACTCACAACATTGGAGTACCGAATTTCGGCATTGGTCTGACGGCTTTGATTTTATTATATACATGACAATACAGGGAGTCCGCTCCTTCCTCTACTGCAAATATACGTTTAGTATCATCCGGTGAACATTCAATAAACGTTTGATTAAGTGATGGTTGTGTTGCAAATTTTCTACCAAGATGCCAGTAGTCCAGCGATGTTCTAAATTCGCCGGCCACCCGACTTGGCATATATTTATATTCAGCATATCTAGGTACATAACCCCATGTATCTTCTCCTGTTGCTGTATAAGCATACAATTCTTGGTTTTGAACTTCTTGCTCTCCAATATTTGCAAAAGATGGCCAAAAATAATCTAATGTATCTTTTTTCAAATATGTTCTTGGAATACCTTGTTGGTATGCTGTTTTTGGCATTACTGACATGATTCCTATAATATATCCATGTTCTTCACAAAAATATTTACCATATTTTCCTGATGTTACACCTATTCCATGACCTGCCATTGTTCCTTGTGGTAAACCATCTGTTTGTCCAGTAGTATTAAGTACTTCTGAAATAACAATAGGTGATTTAATACCTGTAATATACTCTGGTCTCTGAAGTCTAGCATCTGATGATTTTACACCAAAATGCATAAGAATATTTTCAGTATATCTAGTTCCACCTCTTGCGTTTTTCTCTAACCATTCTTGTAAACGCATAGCTCTACGCAAATCATTGATTGTTCCGGGTTGTATTTCTAATCCGTCAGTTTGTGCAAATACAGCAGTAGTTGGGCCAACTGATGATTGTGGTAATGCATTATTAATCTGTAAGTATGTAGAACCGGTTACACCTGGTAAAGTTGTTGTGTAAAGTCCATTATTTGCACTTACTGCTGTATTAATTGCAAGAGATGCGTCACCTTCTATTGCTCCGATCGGAATATCAACTGCATTTCCTTTTTGTGCAAATGGTAATGAAGCTGTAAAATAGTCATGTTCCCATGCTCTTTTACGCATTGTAACAAATGGTGCATATTGAGTTTGGTTGCCATCATTTAATTTATAATCTACTTCTGGAACTAAATTTTGATCTCTGTAATACTCATTATATACGCATTGATATGCTGCAAATGGTAATGCGTTAATTTTAGTTTTTGTTCCTCCTGTTGGTAATGGTGGTACACCCATATAATCCATAAATGCTTTTCTTTCTGCATTAAAGAAAGCTATATCTTCATACTCAATATAAGGGTATACTGGTGCTGTAACACTTGCATTTACTACAAAGTCTTGCCAATTGTCCCATAAAATCCTATTTGGTACAAAGAAATAATGCATTGATACATCAACTCTGTGCATAATTGGTGCTAACATTGGTGCAAATCTTACCATTGCTTCGCATGAAATTGTATAATTATCTCCGGGTACACATTCATTTACCAAGATTGGTATTAGATTACCCATGTCGCCACTAAATTTAAAATCGTGGCTTAAGTCAAACACATTCTTTTTCGGTTTGACTAATTGAACTGAATTAAATAGATTCGGTTTCATCTGCTTTCTTTTGTATTAGTTTTTCGATTAATTCGTCGAGTTTCTCTAATGGTACTACGACTCTTGTATATGAATATCCGTTATGCGCAACTAGAACAATATTTTTGTCCCATTTATGAACATCTAACTTAACCGCGCCTTCGTTAGTGTCAAAGTCTAGTGCTATCATAACCTGATTCCTCCACGACTTACATAATAAGTCCTTTTTTGGCTTGTGCCACGTTTTCTGCGATAAGAACGTCTTCTTCTCATTTTGTTTTGTTTTTAATTGTTATTAAATATTAACTATTTTTTCTTCCATCCTGAAGGTGTATAATTTTTATTGTACCAATTAGATACGTCAGATTTTAATTCTGTAAATCCTTTTGAGTTCAAATATTGTCCAGCTGCTCTAAATAATATATTATCACCGGGTTGAACTCCCATTTTCTTTAAATTAATATCTAATTTTTTTAATTCATTGTCAGATTTAAGATTTTTTATCTGTTGTTGTATTTGTTGTTTTTCTACTTCAGTTTTTGCTCTGTTTTCTCTACTTGATAATATTCGTTCTACTGCTTCTGTTAAATTTGAAGAATTTAATGCTGCTGCTCTATCGTTTGCAGACATTGAAATATCTATATCTGTTGTTAACTTTCTTAAACTTTCTTGAGCCGCTTGTAAACTTGTTTGTCTTAATTCTGATTTTAAACCTAAATCAAATTTAGACATTTCTGTTCCTTGCATTGTTGCTGCAGTTTGTGCAGCTTTTAATATTGCATCATTAGTTATACTTGTATTTTGTGCTTTTAAATTATCAATTTGTGCTTTTTTTACTTCTACATCGTAATATGCTGAAAGTCCTGCTTGTGCAGCTGCACCTAAATCGAATTTTGGTGATTCCGGATTCCATGATTTTACTTCTGTGCTTCTTACTGAACCTGTCTGATTGTCAATTGTTCCCTTTCCATATACCATATTTGGATTCAAACCAGCCATTTTCAATCTTTCCATTTGCTTTGCTGGTGAATTATATTCGTTTTGCATCGTCCAATCTGCTAAACTATGACCTCTCTGTAAAGCATACATTTTCTCGTTCCATTCACGAGTTTTTTTGTTCATTTTGCCTTGTGCTGATGCTGTTATGCCTGTTCCTAATAGACTGGCTCCCGCCATTATTCCTGCTGATATTGGTTCCATATTCTGCTGTTGTTGTGGCATTTTTTTTATTACTTTTATAAAAGTAATTGTTTTTTTTATTTCACCAAATTTTTTTTACTTTTTTTTTGCTCCTTTTTTTGCTACGTACCTACGCTATTTTCGTCGCTTATATTAAAGTTTTTATTTATTTGGTGTCAATAAACACTAATATATCAAGGGGTATTAGTGTTTATTTGCGAATTCCATTCGCGTAGCTGCCGCCTCACTACGTTCGTTGCCTTGCAAAAAAAAACCATCAAGTTAACTTGATGGATTTTTTTCGCGTTATTTATTCCGCTGGTTTTTCAGCTTCATTTTCGGTTTTTGTTAAACCTACTATTGCGGTTTGCTGTTGACGTATTGTTTCAAATTCTTGAAGAATTTGTTCTTTAAATTGTTGTCTTTCTGCTAAATCCATTGTTCTTGGATCAGGTAAATATTCTGAATCTTCATCTATATTTTCGTCATATATTGGTTTGAATTGTTCTATTGGTAAACCTCTTGCGAATCTATTCATTATCTCTTTTATTGATAATGCTTGGTCTGGTACCGTTAAAGACTTTTGCTTGTTTACTTGTCCTTTGTACTCTTTGTAGTTTAAAATTGTATTAAATTTTTTCATTTTCTTTTGATTTTTTATGCATTTGTCTGAACAAATTTAAGTGTCTTTCTGCTAAATACGAAAAATAATTTATTCCATGTTTTTCCATCTCTTTTTCGTCTGATTCTAACATTATATCTTCCATGTGTCTAACTATTCTGTTTTTTTCGCTTTCACTGTACATTTTGTCTTTATAATATCTAGGCATTGCTATTTTCTTGTTGTCTTTTATTGGCACATACATTCTGTTTTCTAAATCATCTTTGTGCCAACGTATCATTTTATCCGTTAAATAATTTTTTCCCAAACCTTTTGACATTAATTGAAATTCTTTTTGTCTATCATCGTTTTTGTGTACTGGTATTTTTCCCTTTTTGCTCATATATTTTAGAGTATATCCTATACTTGCATCAGTTACATCTCCTATATATATTGATCCAATTGGTTTGTTATCCAGCATCCATGCTTTATGTACTATTTCTCTATTTGCGTTAAATAATATA